CTATAATTTTACATCCTTTGCGAGATGAGACGTTCACGCTGACCCGTTCCAGGTCAGCGTCGTTGGCATTTCGTCCAAAGCCCATTCATAAATTATTTAGAATGTTTAGCGATCAGTGCAAATAATTTGTGTTATAGCACTTACAATAATTTTAATGACTTCAAAATAGATCGCAACTTATTTGAAGGCATTGTTTCAGACACATGTTCCGATGGTACGAACAGTCTGAAAAAGAGATCCTTGTCGGAGAGAAGACAGTTCAAAAACTTACACAGCACAGAACAATCCTTTTCTCCGAATATTTCCTTATAGCGATGATTTAACATCTGAGAAACGATCTCGACAATTCCAGAATCGGCGTAACACTTGAAATTGTCCTTGAAAGAGATATAGTAATATTCGACATGTTCAAAATTGAACAGGTCATCTCTGCCTAACTTGACCACCGCTTTCAAAGCATCAGGCACGAATAACCATCTGCCTCTACAGTTCACGAGAAATCTTGAGCTAAAAACTGGAGCGGTAGGAAAATGCTCGATTTTGGCCACCAAATTGAACACATCCGAAATAACTTGAGTGTTGTCTCTGAGTGTTACACTGGCGGGGAAAACAACCAAACTGTCATCGCCTCCGAATACTCCACCGTGTGCCTTCCGAATGACATCGCCGTAACTCCAAGCGATACAGCACATCGCCACCAATGTGTTCCCAATAAAAGTGAACACGTCGCCGCTTCTCCGTTGATACTCGACTCTCGCTTTCACTCCCTCACGTTTGAATTTGATCAGATTTGATATATGAAATCTCTCCCAGTCGATCAAATACTTCTCAGGTACGTCGAATCTCCTGAGTATTTCTATGAATACTTTCAAACACAGTAATTCCTGACTTTTGTCGTATTTGGAAAAATCTACCTCCAGAAACCTCACTTCGCGAGCACTGAGCATGAAATTGTTGAAGCGTCCACTGAGATTCTCAGCGTTCAACCCATCGTTAATAATCCAATGATCATGCATACATCTCTTCAATTCGTATGAGAAGCATTTAGCTATGCCACTGAACAGAAATGTTATGTATGGATTGTGCGCTGTTACTACTTGAGGAGCCGCTAGTTTGTAGTTGTGAGTATTATCAAACTTAGCTTTTGCGACTGGTTTTATAATTGAGTCGTAAACATCGCCACGGACAAAGGAAGGGTCAACCTGATTTATAAGAGTTATCTGATCGGCCGTGCGTCCTCTCAGCCAGCCCTTTAGCCAAGCACCGTTTTCATAGGAGCGCGTGAATTGTTGAGCTCTGAACTTGTGTTTGTCTATGAACACATCGAAGAATTTGTCCACTATCTCTCCGATCAATTCCTGACCCCTTGCGAGATATAGCAGTGGTGGATTGATGTTTCTAGTTTTTAAAGCTTCTATCAATGTACCTAATTCTCCGCGTGACAGCGGCGGTTGGGGTGTAGCAAGTACAGGCAACATAGTCAGCTCACGATAAGGTCTATCGGCAGCCGCCGAAAATTTCACCATGTTGATCCTTATAGAAGTAGGGATTTGCAGTAAGGCCTGTTCAAGCAAATAAGTCCTTCTGTCCTTGTCTGTTCGCTCGTAAAACGCATCCAAAAATTTTTGAACATCGTCTATGTCTACTTCATAATCTCTCTTAGGAATTAAGTCAAACTCAGCGTATTGTCTCGAGTGAAGATTCATTGAGTAGCTGTATTTTGAGTTAACAACATCCAGTATCGGTTTCTCAAATTTTTGCACATCTAACTCAACGTCTTCCATAACTTCATCCGCATAATCCCAGCTGACATAGTGACAAGTTCCCACCAATGAAGATTCGACGAATTCTTTGTGATCCCTTCTAAATTTCTTGGGATTTTTGAATAATTTGGATAGTAGATCTGAGTCATTTACAGTGAGATAATGGAGCTTCTTTCGCTGTCGACTTATAGCTACGCGCAAATGAGGTTCGCTGTCGTAGATTTGATTTTCATGTTTCACCAATCTCACTATCACTACATTATCGTATGTATTGCCTTGAACCTCGTGAATGGTGTTCACGTTTTCTCCGGGATTGACCTCCGCCAAAATAGCCTTCTCATTTTGTGTGAAGCAAATTATGACGTCGTACCCGGTTATTTTTGGTTCCCCAGTTTTACAATATTCGATAGTTGGGGCAGAAGCGCTGTAGTTATTGCGTGAGCTTATATTTGGATAAAAGACTCGCAACATATCCAGATGAGCTTCAGGCACTCTGTAAGTGACGTCACGGTACTCTACGTTAGGACTGACGTAGGATTGGTATTTTAAGTCAAAACTAACTACTCGTGACACGAAAGGTATCTGAGCTGGGTCACCCATCATAAATACTTTCCGACATTTACTCTTCATTATGGCCAAAAGTATTTCTGCAAAGTGTACCATGAATGACTCGTCACAAAATAAAACGTCAGCTGTTAATGAATCATTTAGCATGAAATAAGAATCGTAGGTACGAAATCTGCGGAACATGGAAGTCTGATCTGGGTCATACTCCAATGCATTCGCTTTAGTGGCCGTTAGTACTAACACCTTCTTTCCTGCAGAGCCATATTTTGCGACTCTTGTCTTTATTTCGTGCGTTTTTCCACAACCCGGAACACCGACAACACTAATGAATTTTACTTCATTGAAGTTGAATTTGTTGGGATTTGTGTCGAGTGTGTAAAGTACGTTTACTATTTCGCGTTCCCTTAGGTATAACACATTCTCGTGACAGATCACATAATCGCGCAAAGTGTCGAATCTGCGCGTGTACTCGTTCATGCGAACGTAAGTTTGTCCGTCCCAACCAATAGAAAATCCTTTTGATGTCGTTCTGCCGATGAATTTGCGACGCACATTGTCGTAAACGTGTATCTTCTTATCTGCCAAAGCTTCTTCAAGACCGAACTCGGTGTTGAACACACAAAAACTCGAAATGGTTTGGACTTCCATCTCGCGCAGATAGCGAACATATTCTATAATATGCTCCATAAATTTGGCTGATGGATCCAATTTGTGAATTAAGTGATCATAATGATCACAAATCCGAGTATGGTAACTGGAAACTTCACCGCCAAAAAGAGGACCGTCCAAAGAGAATAGAATCTCAGAAGCAGACTTCAGTTCATGCATCTTTATATTATATGTCTCGCTGAAGTTCGTGTTGATACGGAAACAATGATAGTTCGCATCTGCATAAAGTCCAAATTTGTTACCAGAAGGTGACAAATTATACACCTCACCTTCAGTTATCAGAACGGCGTTGTATTTTATAATATCGTGAATCAAGAATCTATTGAAGTGTGCACGTATGACACCCTTAGATGCCGTGGAATCGATATCATAAGGTTCCTTCCCGAGACACTTGCGCCAACACTGACCGTCCCCGCAGTCCTTTAGTCCACTAGCTAACAAACTTAAAAATCGTGAAAGAGAACCACAGTTGACATGCCGTTTAGTTTTTAGTAGCTTCGTCAATTGCGCTGTGCCGTCGGATAGATCTACGCGTCTGTAAAGCTGTGACCCGTCCTCAATCAATACTACTGTGTCACTCGATACAGCATCGATGTCACCATTGCAATAGTATAGATCACCGCACACGACAATGAGGTCGTGTTGTGATTCCAGAGATTGCATTACCACGTCAATATATGTCGGTTTATCCTTAAGCAATCTGTTCACGACATCACTACCGAGAAAGCAAGCGTCAAACAAATTGGTGGGTACGTTCCCCAATAGTTTCAAACCATGACGACGAACAACTCTAACACTCAACATTGATTTTTCTAACAGCAGCTGGTTAGTGTCTATACTGCTGCTTCCCAACATGAAAGCACCGGACGCAATTTGAGGGATCTTAGCAATGTTAACTTCCGTTACAGGTGCAAAACCCGAACGATTACTGGCCCGAAAAATTCTATCACTGTCATCAGCGGCAATCGAACGCTGACTGCAGTATTCGATATCAGAAGATGTCAAAATTTCATCATCATCACCAGAAGGCAAGTTCTCGAGTTTTCCTATCGAGTTAACATTAAAAACCTTTTTATTGGACGTCGAAATCATGTCTATCATTTCTATTGTTAGAGCCGGAGGAAACACCACAATCCAATAAACCAAAGATGAAATGGTATTGAACAAACCTAGAGACCAAAGAAATAGTTTCGAATCCGAATTACCCAAAGTCGAACGAACGTTATCGATGACAAAATCAATAAAATCTGCAACCGACCCGGAAATCCTAAGGACAAATAAGAACAGAAAACCCATAAGAGTTCGTGGATCTAAAAAGACCTTCCGCACAAACTTGAACCCAAAAAGCTGTCCCATCAACGCGATCCAGCTGACAATTACTAAGGCTTTCAAAATGCATATGAAGATGAGACGCATAAGTGAGACAAAGCGTTGAACAATCGAATGATTCCTGTTTATGGTTACCTTTGCACCATACCAAGCATCAGTATGTGCTTTCAACATATTCGGTTGAGGCTGCACGAACTTAATGTCACTCAAATTCATAGTCTCGCCCAACACTGAAATCTTTCTGGGCTCTACCATGAACAGTTTGTAGGCATTCTCGTTGGACAGTAGTGGAAGATGCATCAATAATAGGTGTAAAAAACGTTTGCTCAAAGAACCACCATATCGCGACACATGTCTAACAAACGGAACATTATACTTTTGACCCAACAATATAGCCACGATTTGGAAAATCTCTTCACTCTTCTGCGACAATTCGTCAAACGTGTCTGCAGATTTGTAACCACCGTAGATAATTCCCATAGATATTTGTCTAGCAACTCTATCCACACGAGATTCAAAATCGAGACCGTCTTTAGTGTGACTGTCAGCCTGAAAAATTGCAGTCACCAAATCCTCGTTGATCTTTATCAGTCTACCGGATAATGAGAGTTTCAAAGACAAACTGATATCAACAGCGACATAACGAAATTTCCCGTCGTCAAAGGAGTCAACCACCAATTCATTATTGTCATCCAACAGTACATCCGAAAGTGAGTAGTGAAATACGACAACACTAGCGAATTGTCGAGCAACAGAACGATAGTAATATTCACCGCCGGGCAATTTTACACAGTTAATGAGTACTGGAGAGAAATAATTACCCTTATCATGCAAGTATGGTTCATTAGTTTCATCAAAATGAGAAGAGATTAGATCATCACGTACCGAATATCTTTGTTGACCCACATTCAACTGTGCATGTCCAAAGACCAACATACCACCAGTGACAGTCATCGTCACGTACACACTTTTTGCTCCCAATTCTCTACACTTAAGCATCATACTTGCAAAGGGGATGTCATGCACGAAATTGAATACGACCGTTGTACAACGAATATCTAACGACAAGAAATCTCTATTGTCTATAGAAGGCATCATACCGTTAACCCTGCGTCTTCTGATCAATTTTTGAGCAGAATCCGATCTGAATCCATCTTTAGCAGCTACTTTACTAAAAACGGCTATATATCCTTGCACCGGGGTGAATGCGAGATTACTGCCGACGTCAACAACGACAGATCCTTCGGGTATGCTGCTATAGATGTAATTGATTGCATTGGTGTAAATCATGTAATTGCCCTTGTGAGCTGTTTGTACTGCTGCTTTAGATCCCACTATGGACATTCCAATGCCTTTTTCTAAAATGGACAATTGAGAACTCGTCAACAAATCAGGAATCACAGTTTTTGGAGGGACGTAACGGCCAGTAACTGGCGGTTGAGATACAGTAACGTCCCTCAAATTAACAAAAGCAAGAAGAGATCTAATACGTTTCATCAATCCTCTCTTTGTTGAAACGTTGTACGGGATTTCCTTAGCAGTGAGACTTGATGACGCGGCTGCATAATGATTAGTGGTGTTGGTCGTGCCTCCTGTCATCAGTTTCATATTACACAGCAGTCTGTTGACCGTGACACCCTTGAACTGCACAACGTCACGCAACATCCATGAGTCGGGATGCTCGAATCGGAGTTGTTGACCTACTTTGGCAGGGAACGGATACATTTCAAAAACACTCCTGGCAAAGTTAAACACAGGCACAACAACGTACAAAACAAACAGGAACACCAGACGCCAAACGCCAAAGAAAAATGCCACATAAAACAAGAAACTAACCACCGTGTAATAAATAGCTTCAGATCCTACGACAAAATGACCGTAATCATCCACGTCGACATAGTACTCACCATATATTAGATTGCATATTAACCCACAAACTACAGAAACAGCTGAAGAAACAACAGTGGAAGATAATACTCCAACAATCAACGTGAGAAAAACAGACAAAATCCTGAACGCCAAACTCCAAAGAACGTTGCGCTTAAAAACTCTCAAAACATCCAAATCAACATGATCAGAATCCATAGAAAAACTAGCGCCTATAAAATACATATTACTACGACCGAGTTCCCGCAGCAAACGATCACAACCTTTGACAGCTTTAGCATCTTCAAACACATGCACGAAGTTGCCCTGTGTAACGAACGTGAGCGATTTCATCTTGAGTCTGTGCTCATCAACATAACCCAAAAAGTCAACCAGCGTAGGACAAAATCCCAGTTCACTGCGCGCAGCAGCAGCATCTTTCTTCTCCAACAGGCGCAAATAACAGAATCCGTCGCTAAATAACTCATTGACAAACCCTATCCGTTTGACAGTTTCCGAATTCAACGTGCGAGTAAGAGCTGTCAAATCTCTGGTCACACCTTCAGGAACGAACATCACGTCCTTACTGGTGACTATACGATAAGCCTCAACCTCTCGACATTTGATCTTGTGGATATTTTTCGGAATCGGTACTCCTCGCATTCTATTAGAGGAAACTGTCTCTTTCCCTTTCGAAAGGTTGGCTGATTTCTTGTCAGACCTCCCCTTTGATTTCGAAGGGTGAACAACAATCTCTGAGTCGTCAATACTTTTTACAGTATGAGTTACGCTGAGTTTTTCGGCTTTGCTGGACACCGCTCTTGAACTATCCGAATTCGTAACTGAAATACGATCATTCAATCGGGAATGCTTTCCGGACCTCGCATTTTCGACCAAAGCCTCACCGGCTAAATCCAAAGAATCCGTAAGACCGACGGAAGATTGCATCGATCCCGAACCGGATTCATCTTCGGTTTCCGGGTGACTGATGACGGGATCGTCATTGTCATCAGCCCATACCACCTCTTGAGGGAGTGAGTCTAACCAGCTCTGAGTCGGTTTCGCCTTGTCCCGACGCAGCATCTCATCTATTTCCTCAGCAGATGGAGGTTTTGCTCCCACACGCAAATCCGACTGTGCGGTGTGCAATGCTTCCAGAAGATCCACCACCGCCCGCTTCGTCAACAAAGGAAAACACCAATTAGCATCCCTAACCATGAATTCATGACCGTTAGTGACGTGTAGAACTGAGTGCAGTTGTTCATCGTAATAAATATCAAAGATCCAGCGTCGAGTGGCATACAATTCATCAGGAATTGCTTTTACCATCTCCAAAACCTCCGAAATCGGTTTTGTCCTCGGCAGATCCAAAATGTCGATCTGATCACGGCTAATATTGACAAGGTCAACATAACAAGGACCTTCTCGAAATGCTCCATCAGCCTTCACTGGGCATCTATCTATCGTGCCCGAGACAGTCAACTTCGACGGCACAAGTCGAACACTGTCCGGCCAGTTCTCCAAGACAGTGCCGAACTTAAAGGCCATTTCCATATCGTGCTTCTTCAGTGATGACGGTGTCTGCGGTGGAGCGAAGTTTGAGACACTTTTTGAAAGGCGAATATGACCGGTATTGTTCAGAGATGGTGCCGGAGTCACAATCTCCGAACTGCGCCTCACAGTCTGTTTCTTCCAAATTCGATCAGGCATGCGTGAAAGCAATGCAGACGCCTTTGCAACCGGATTATCAAATGAATCCAATGCAGATGTACCCAAATGAGTCCCGTTGCCAACGGAAGTGTCAATTTTTAAACTGTCGACATGTTTCTTAATCTGTAAAAGCGTGTCACGACAGTCTGAATCAACACTGCGACACATAGACGCGTCCATATCATGAGAAGCCGAATCCTCCACATGATGTTCTTCCAAAGTGGGCGCTGCAATACTTTCAGGGCGATCACACGTGACCCCTTCGACCAGCCCACTGTC